TAAACCCCTTAACATTTTGATAGCCATGATATTTACAGTAATATGTGCCATTTGCAAGTTCACAACCTTTCATTCTACATGGTATTAATTTACCCTCACGTCTACCAGCACGAGTAAAGCCTTGACAGAACACCTTACGCATAGGTCTGCCTACCATAATAAGTTTTCCAATTTCTTCTTTAGCTGGATAGCTAGTTTAAATTTACCTTTTAATCTACATTTTAATATTAAGTCTTTTATTCTAAATATTAGTCTGCCTTTCTCTGTCATTTCTTTGGTCTCCCTTTGTAGTCTAGGTTGTTACGTTTATTAAAAGCAACTTTTTCTCTGTATCTCGGGTTGCTATTTTTTTTTATCTTGGTTAGTTCATTAATTATTTTATGAGGATTGACATAGGTAGCCTTACTCTCACGTTCCAATTCAGCTTTTTTCTCAATAGCTAACTTTACATAGTATGGATTTTTAGTATCTGAATTAAGGTCTGACAGGGGGAGCTTTGATAGGTTTAGTATTAAACTATCCATATCACCTCTATTATCTCTTATAATCTTTTCTATATTATTAATGTATATTGTTTCTTCTAATACTGATCTATTATATACATCTGAGTGATCTTTTTTATACATCTTACTTTTATTAGTGTATAAAATTGATCCATCTAATTCAGTTTTAAGAAATAATTGGTTGATTTTATAAGTTTTACCGGATCTACCTCGTACAGTAGATATAATATTTAATTTTTCTAAAGTATCAAGGGTACGTCTGACAGTAATACGAGATAACTTGGTCTCTTTAGCTACAGTTGAATATCTTAGACCACACTCATAGTTATTCTTTTTCCAAGCGTGTTTCATTAAAGATAGATAGCAATTAATACAATTAGATTTTTTAGTACCACTTAATTTATCAAGATGTCCATAGAGTTTGTAAGTTATGTGCAAAAAAGCACGACTATTATTCATAAGGACATACCTTTTTGTGTTTAATCTGAATTTGTCGTAAAATCTCTACCCACTCGGTCTCGCAAAGGGTGTTTAATGGAGTTCTAATGGGGTATTTTTGAGCAACTCGGAAGGTTAGTGAGGTGTCGGTCAATTTTTTGTAATATACCAAAAAAACAGGCACATTTAGAGCTTTTCCAATATGTTCAACAATGGTTGTATATTTCTTTTTATTTGATCCGGTGTCGTAAAGATGTTCAATGATTGCAAGTGGTTTCCAACAACCTTTATTTTGGCAAATTTCAACAGAATCCACATCACACATTGCGATATTGTCAAAACGTCTATGCCATTTTGAGTATAAATCTTTATCGTAATACTTTGCGTCTCGCATTAACTATTAATAAAGTTCCAAGTAGCATAAACCACAAAAAATAAAACCAATACTTGCAGTTCCTTTGGTGCTTGTAAAAATATTTCAATCATCTTTACCCTTTCATCTATTTTTTATTATTATTATTTCGTTATTCTTTTGTTCTAGTTCTAGTTCCAATGATTTTATAATACTAGCTTGTTTCTGTATAAACATTTTATGTCTTTTAATTTCGGATTGACATTTTTTTAGTTCCTCTGGACAACCTATCTCATCAAACATTTTTTCATTGGTCATTTCAATACCTCAATCTTTTTAACAACTGATCTAGGATAAACTGTGACAGTACCAACAGATAGTTTATCACCATCATAATTAAATGATGTAAATATTTTAACTGTCTTTGTATCTTTAGAAAATAAATAACCTATATCTTCACACCATTGGAAAGTTAATTTTTCAACATCTTCTAAGCTATCAAACCAACTTGCGTCTGTTATAATATCTTGCCAAATTATTTTTACTCGTTTGTATTTAAACTTGGGTGTTCCACCAGCTTTCATATAGATCCTTTATAGTAACTTTATTTTTTGTAACCTCTAAAATTTTCTTTACCATTTCTGGATCTGGAAACCTTTTAACCTTTGCAGTTAAGCACCAACGCTGAACTGACGTGCCGGGATTTTGCACACCTTGTATGCCAAGCTCTAACCCAAAATTGTAATAAGATAGACCTTTTTCTTTTCTGTATTGTTCGAGTGTCATAATTCCTTTCTTTTATTGCTCTGATTTGTATGTATATATATCATATTTAATGCTTTACAAGTAAATTAATTAGTGTATACAATGTGGAAAAAAAGGAACTTATGAAAAAAAATGAAGAACTAATACAAGACGCATTTTCAATATATAATGGTGGTAAGGGTTTAGATCATTGGTCATACTCATCAACGTCATCACCTATGGCAAAAAATATAATTAATTATTATTTTCCACAAGAAGTTAGAAGAAAATTTCCATTTAGATACAAACCTAATTTTGGCAACATAGTAAATAATACTGTGCAGAGATTAATTGGTGATACTATCTGGACATCAGAGACAGGTGTTATTGATGAGTGGGATAAAGATTATCAATTAAATTTTGACAGAGAATTAAAAGAAATAAAAGATAAACCACCGGTAGACGCAAAGGATGAATTTGCTAGAGAAGAAATGCTTAACTATGCACATGATTGTATTGGTATAACTAAAAAGGTTGTTCAAGATATTGTGGGTGAAGAAAAGCTACAATGTGAAAGAGCAGTAAGAAAAAAAGAAATGACAATGATCAAACCAATTTTAGGTCGTATTGATTATGAAACTAAAACAAAATTTATAGAATTAAAAACAAAACCACCCAATATTAGAAAGGTTAAGAACAAGGAAGAATGGAAAATGTCTAGTCAAGATATTCCAACAGAGCCTACAACAGATAACCTTACACAGACTTCGTTTTACTATATGTGTACTAAGAAGATACCATTCTTAGTTTATGTTAATGACAAAGAACATATCATCTTTGATGAGACACATGAGTTAATGAAGAAAGACCATCTGGAATTTCTTTACTATAAAATGGTTGAAAAAATTTTACTTTGGGAACGTATGATTATGTTCTGTAAAGGTAATTTATCTGAACTTGCACAAATGTGTGAGCCACCAGATATGTATCATCCTTTTTATTATAAAGATTTAGTACCAGAACAATTAAAACTAATAACTAACCTATGGGGAATAAAACATGAATAAAATGATGATACTATTGTTGTATTTAATAATGACAACAAGTGCGTTTGCACATGAAGATCCAAAAAAGAAACTTGTATTTGGTAAGAAGTGTACTTTTAGTAATAATGTAATAGTTTCTTCTTATGTTTGGGTTGTAGAAAAAAACTCAGATTGGAAACAAGAAATAAATAAAAAAAACTGTCAAATTTTAAAGGAAGAAATAAAATTACTACCTAAAAAAAAACCTTTGACAGCTTCTAATTAATAAAAACAAATGAAAGGAAATATGAAAAGAAATATATATCAAAAACTACATGATGCCTGCTTAAGTGCAACAAATGTTATAAAGGGAGACAAAGTAAATGGAATGCATTTTAGACCTCTCTTACACGATAAAGTTCAAGAAGTAGCAACACAAGCTCTTTTAGATAATAAGTTATATGCGACCTGTAATTATCTGACAGAGATTGTACCTAATATAAAAAAAGTAATGGTTGTATGTACCATGCGAGTTTATGATGTTGATGATCCAACTCAACATATACTTGTTGATGGTTGTTCATCATTCGGAGATATTAGTATGTTTGGAACTGGACAAGCTATGTCATACTCAAGAAAGTATGCGTTCCTAAATTTACTAAATCTTAAAACAGGTATCAAAGATGAGGATGGCTACAACGCTGTTCCATTTGAACAAAATTCTGTAGAGCAATCTGTAGAAGAACCTACTTATACTGATGATAGTATTGAAGTAGAAGATATAAAGAATGAGATTAAGTCAGCTAAAAATATGAAAGAATTTAATATTTTAGCAGAGAAGTATTCTAATCACATTCAATATCTAATAAAAAACAACACTAAAGTTTATCAACAAATAAAAGATGTTGCTGATACTAGAGAGTTGCAATTAAATAATGGTCAGTAAAAGCTGACGATAACAAAAGGAAAAGACATGAGTGATGAAGTAATATGGTGTAACTTAGTAAGAAACGAAAACAAGAACGCAGATAATCAACCAGATTGGGTTGCACCTGCAAATCCTAACGCACCAGAGGGTAAGAAATGGACCATAGGTGTAAAAATTGGTGATGCTTGGTATAATCCTGCAGGATGGGATGAAAAAGATGATCAAGGAAACTTAACTGGCAAACTAACTATTAAGATTAGTCCTAATAGTGCTAGTGGTACACCTAAATCAACACCACAAAATAAGGGGTTTCAAAATAAACCTAGTTATGGTAATAAACCATCATACAAGTTTTAATTAATTTGTATTAGTCTTGGGGGAGTTTTTCTTTCTAGTTCCCTTTCGGTAGTTTTCTTCCCCGAGACACCTCAAAAAAATATGGACAAGAAAATTACAGATATTGATCAAGAAATTGAGAAGAAGATTATTGATGATCGCCAAAAAGATTATGGTAATTATCAAGAGAACTTTATTATGTTAGCAGAAATGTTTACGATAATACTTGCA